ACTCAAAGAATGAACTTTTCACAAGGTCCAGAATTGATCGACAAATTATGTTTGAATCCATCCAAAACTTCAGCTGCCACGTCAGATACTTTTGCTAGTGTCACAGATGAAATGTCACTTTCTTATTTAACCAAAAAATATAGCTATCTGGGCACATTCTCAATGAACACCGGCGATGCTGTCGGTGATGTTTTGGCATCTTTTCCAATAAACCCTTGTCCAAATCGCATGACTGTTGGCTTTCAACAGCAAGTTCCGTTATTACAATATATATCTATGCCATTTCAATTATGGAAAGGTGGTTTGAATTATAAGATTCAAATCGTTTCCACTTCATTTCAAACAGCAAGAATTTTTTGTTCTTTTAATTTTAATGAGTTTTTACCATCACCACCGTCAATTTTGCCAGCTACTACATCGCAATATGGAGTAGCCATTGAGATAAACCAAGGCTCCAACACATTTGAATTTTCTATTCCCTATGTTTCAATCACACCCGAACTTTATGTTCCAAATTCCAACACAATTTCACAAGCTGACACATTGGGCATGGTGAACATTAGTGTAATCAATCCTTTGATATCACCAAATGGCTCGCCACCAGTTATTTCGTTCAACATTTTTGTGGCGGGAGCTGATGATTTTGAATTATCCAATATTACAGCCGCGAATAATGTAATACCGGTAATGAATTTTCCATCTCCATCCACTTTCAAGAACGTTAAACTTGTCCAATCAAAGCCAATGCCGGATGATTTTGAGATCATCTCGTGCGTGTCACAATCTGCTTCACAACCTTTAATCACACCTATGTCAAATGTCGATATGGCCGTGGAAGATCTAGTTGCTCCTAACGAATCAACTGATCCGCGTGCCGATATTTCACAAATTTCTCCTTTTGGCTTTCGAGATTTAATGAAGAAATATCATTTATTTAAGCGATTCTCGTTTAAATCACCGACACCTGAACAAAATGGATTAGTTTGGCAACTTCCTCTTGTTCAATTGTTTGGTATACCGACATCAATTCCAACTGTTCCGCCACTTTCTGCACAACCTGTCCAATTACTTTGGCATTTAATTCAACCTATGTTCCGCCAATTTAAAGGCTCCATAAATTTTAAAATTATGCTTGATTCTACACCTGATAATTCTTTGCAGCAATTTTCTGTTTTTTACCAACCTCCTACACAAGCGCAAGGGGAGGGATCAGGTCCAACTTTTTTAAATAACATTCGGAATCAAACTTATTTGCCACCAACACTTGCGCCACTTGACTACAATGAAAGAACAGAAGTTCAGTCTTTTCCTGTTTCTACTCGTTTGCCGGTTTCTTATGTGAACAGCATTAACAAAACTGCTGAGATAAATATTCCATATTCATCTCGTTTTTTGTCTGTGTTGTCACGTTCGAACACTAACACCGAGCAGGAATTGGTTGATAATGAATTAACTGATCTTGGCAATCTTTTTATATATACTGATTTTTCAAATGTGGTCTCCACTAATGTACAAAATTTAAATTTTTACTTTAATGTTTATTTTTCTTTTGGTGATGATGCCCGTTTTGGCACTTTGTATAATATTCCTTTTTTGTCACCTAATTCAATCATTCCACCTGATGCAGGAGCTCCACTGACATCTCCGTATCCTGATTCTTATCTTGATACAGCTCCTCTCGTCAATACTTTGACTATTTCATAGTCACCTTTCAATCAAATCACATACTACGCATGTATGTAATTTGCACACTAGCATGCGTCTTAATTCAATTATTTATATTTAATTTTCCA